AGCAATGGATGGGAGTATATGAAGTGAAAAAATCAGCGCGAATTTGCTGAAATTACTCGGCTGTTTATATTTGTGTAGGATTTTCATGTCGTATAAAGAGGTTAAATTCTAATTTGACGTATTCTTTTGATTAATTGATAATGCAGTCTCAATTACTTTTCGGCTCAACGGTTAACATGCTTACGATTGTTTGAAAGTGTATCTCTCGTTGCTTGGGGTCGCAGCAGTTTTTTTGTTTTACAGCGCCAGGTTCTTTGAAAAAAGACCACTGTGTGGGGCGCGAGCTGCAACATGTGCAGTCGAGCGGATTGCTGAGGCCTGACCCTTTTGGCTTCTTGTTGAACGAGGACCCTGGCTAGGGTTCGACGCAGCACGACCGTGCCGAAACACTTATGGCTATGGCCCAAAGTCCTGCCGGCAAGCCCGACCCTTCCAAGAAACCTCTACCCAAGAAGCCTTCAGCCGCCAAATCGGATGCAGGCGCTGCGTCGCCTGCAAGCCGCGCGGCGACCAGCGTCCCGGCCGACTGGGAGCGCATCGAGCTGGACTACCGGGCTGGCATCAAGACCCTTCGCCAGATCGCAGACGAGCACGGCATCACCCATGGCGCCATCAACAAGCGCGCCAAGCGTGATGGGTGGGAGCGCGACCTGGGCGTGAAGATCCAGGCCAAGGCCGATGCGCTGGTATCCAAGGCGGCGGAATCCAGCGAGGTATCCACGGATACCAAGGTTCGGGAACGGGCCGTCATCGATGCCAATGCCCAGGCCGTTGCCGACGTTCGGCTGGCCCATCGCAGGGACATCCAGAGGGCGCGCCGCATCACCAACACGCTGTTGGAAGAGTTGGAAAAACAGACCGATCCGGATACCTTGCTGCTGCTCGGCGAGTTGGGCGAGATGCTGCGGCAGCCTGACGACAACGGGCAGGACCGCCTCAACGACCTCTATCACAAGGTCATCAGCCTGTCCGAGCGCTCCAAGACCATGAAGACTCTCGCCGAGAGCCTCCAGAAGCTGGTAGACATGGAGCGCACGGCATTTGGCATGGACAAGCTTTCTGAGAAAGGTGATGAGTCGGTAACACTCAAGCAAATGACCGATGCTGAGCGGGCGGTGCGGCTTGCGGCCATGCTCAATGGCGGGCCGGGCGCGGCTATGGTGCTGGCCACGCTCGCGGCCAAGCGGGGCGAGAAATGACCACGCCCGCGCTGACCACTGCCGACATCCTGGATTTGCTCAAGGGTCTGGACGCGGACACGCGCGCGGAGCTGGACTCCCTGCTGCTGTCGGGCGATGCGCCCATCTGGGTTCCGCAGCCTGGCCCCCAGCCGTGGCCTTCGAGTTCGACGCCGATATCGTCTTCTACGGTGGCGCGGCCGGTGGCGGCAAGACCGATCTGCTGCTGGGCCTGCCGCTGACCAAGCAAAAGCACAGCATCATCTTCCGGCGCCAGTCCGTGCAGCTCACCGGCATCGAAGAGCGCATGACCTCGATCCTGGGCACGCGCGATGGCTACAACAGTCAGGACGGCATCTGGCGGCTGCCGCAAGGCAAGGTCCTGGAGCTGGGCAGCGTGAAGGAGCCGGGCGACTGGATCAAGTACCAGGGCCGCGCGCACGACTTCAAGGGCTTCGATGAGATCACCCACTTCACCGAGCTGCAGTTCCGTTCCCTGATCGGCTGGCTGCGCACCGATGACCCGACCATCCGGCAGCGCGTGGTCTGCGCGGGCAATCCGCCGACCGAGCCTGAAGGCGAGTGGGTCAAACGCTTCTGGGCGCCGTGGCTGGAGCCTTCTCACCCGAACCCGGCCAAGCCGGGCGAGCTGCGCTGGTTCGTGACCAATGAGAAGGGCGAGGATCAGGAGGTGCCTGGCCCTGAGCCGGTGATGGTCGGCCCGGACCTGATGACGCCCAAGAGCCGGACCTTCATCCCTTCCAGCGTCAACGACAACCTGTTCCTGCTGTCCACGGGCTACAAGGCCACGCTGCAGTCCTTGCCCGAGCCACTGCGCAGCAAGATGCTGAACGGCGACTTCAACGCGGGCAGCGCAGACCCGGCCTGGCAGGTGATCCCCACCGAGTGGGTGAAGGCGGCGCAGGCCCGGTGGAAGCCGCGCGACGCCAAGGGTGGCATGACAGCCCTGGGTCTGGACCCGGCGCGCGGCGGCATCGACAAGACCTCGGCGGCGCGGCGCCATCGAGCATGGTTCGATGAGCTGATCACCGTGCCGGGCGCCGTCACAAAGGACGGCCCGACCACGGCGGGGTTTGTCACGCCCCTGGTGCGCGACGGCGCGTGCATCTGCGTGGACAGCATCGGCATCGGCTCCAGTGCGCTGGATTTCATCGTGGGCTTGAACCTGCTGGTGCTCGCGGTCAACCGCGTGAAGGCGCCGACCAAGAATCGCCACTTCATTGTGGACGGGGATCCGCTTCTTCGCGGGCGATGAGATCAAGTACTGCACCCAGTTCGACAGCGAGACCGAGGCCGGCGTGATCGTGCCCCAGTCCTTCGGCGAAACCTTCGCAGTGGATCGCGCCATCCTGTTGGGCGGCCAGGCCCTGGCCAAGGGCTACGCCAAGAGTCGTCACAACGGCCTGCCGTACTTCTGGAAAGAGCAGGACGACGACTTCGAAGACAAGATGGAAGCGCTGATCGGCGGCATCCTGGGTGCCTCCAAGATCCGCTTCGCCGTGAACATGGGTGATCGGGTCGAGTTCACCGACCGCGGCGCCACCGTGATCGACACCGTGGTGCCGATCTTCGGTCGCAGCCTGTAAGGCCTGGGGCAGGGGGCGCGGCCCCCTGTCTCGCTTCCTGAACTTCCAAAGGAGCCAATCATGGCAAAGATCAAAATCCTCGGCGCCGACCGCAACCAGTTCGGCGGCGCTCGTCCCTATGGCAACGTGACCACCATCCGCAGCGTGCTGGAAACAGGCGCCACGGGCATCCCTGTGCGCTCCAACGCCATCGCGGCGCTGGCCGTCAACGATGTCGTGCAGATCAACACGCTTCAGCCGGGCTTCCTGGTCGAGGCAGTGTCGCTGATCGTGTCCAACGGCTTCGGCACGGGCGTCACTGCCTCGCTGAGCTTCGAGTACACCGACGGCGTGGACCGGCCCGAGCTGCCCCAGGCCGCCAACTACTTCGGCGCCGGCATCGACCTGGCCACCGTGGCCAACCTGCGCCTGAACCTGACCAAGAAGCTGGCCAAGTTCCCCGCTGGCGTGACGCTGCTGCTGACCATCACCGGCGCGGCCGTGGCCGAGGCCGGCTACCTGGATCTCATCGTCCACGGCGAAGGCCTGGGCGCGGACTGACCCCGCCGCGCGGCCACAAGGGGCGGCGACGCCTCTTTCCGCGCTGGCATGAACCGCAGAGGCTCATGATGAACCAAGAACCCAAAGTCGCGGTCCAGTACATCGGGCGCCGCCCCTCGTACATCGACCGTCTGTATGGCACCGGCCTCTCGTTCGAATCCGAGCAGGTGCGCGGCCTTCCGGCATCCATCGCCAAGAACTTTCTGCGCCATGGCGACCTGTTCCAGCGCGCGGCCGTGGTCGAGGGGGCTGGCGCGGGCCAGGGCGAGCCGCTGGCCCCCGGCACTCCGCTGGACGATACGGCCGCCCAGCTTGCCGAGGCACAGCGCCTGCAGGACGAGCAGCGTGCCAAGGACATGCGCCGGCAGGAGCTGCTGGACCAGGTCTCGAACATGGACAAGGAAGGGCTGCAGGTGTTCGCCAAGGACACATACAACCAGGTGGTGCCCAAGACCATGACGCTGGAGAACATGCGCGCCAAGGTCTTCGCCTTCATTGATCAGTACGGCCCGGTATGAACCTGAAGCAGCTGGTCACCCAGTTCCGCAGCGATGCGGACGACCGTTTGGAGCCATTCCGCTGGAGCCAGGACGACATCCGTTCCTGGCTCAACGAGGCCTAGGCCGAGGCTGCGGTGCGCGGCCGGCTGCTGCTGGACGACTTCTCGCCGGGCCTGTGCGAGATCCCTGTGGTGGCGGGCCAGGTCCGCTATCAGCTGCATCCTAAGGTCTACGAGATCGCCGACATTCGGTTCGTGCCTGCGACGGGTGAGGAGGGGCGGTGTCTCGACCTGGTCACGCGCGAGTACCTGGATCAGAAGTCGCCGCGCTGGCGCGACGCCGCGGCAGGAATGCCGCGATACGCCATCCAGACCGAGAAGCGGCTGCGCTTGGCTCCGGCCCCTCGCATGGCGGGCACGTTGAAGCTGGAGGCCTACCGCCTTCCACTGGTTGCGTTGATCAGTTCCGTGGAAGAGCCGGAGATCCACGAAGCCCGCCACCCCTATCTCGTGCACTGGGCCCTGTATCGCGGCTTCGGGCAGCCAGATTCCGAAGGCTTCGACCCCGAGCGCGCGGCCCAGGCCTATGCAGTGTTCGAGCGGTACTTCGGCATGCGGCCCGATTCCGATCTGCGGCGCAGCACGCGCCACGACGAACCCCAGGTCACGGTCGTCCATTCCCTGTGAGAGCAGGAGGAGAAAAGCATGCGTGGATTCGATCCCGAGAAAATGAAGCAGGCCAGGGCAAATGCGCTGGCCAATCAGCCACGCCTGGGGTTTCGGCCGCGCGGGAGCGGTGGGCAGCAGGAAGAGAGTCAACCGGGGCCCGGCCTCGGCTTCGGCCCCACATCGGTGTTGGAGGCGCGAAAGGCGCAGGCCCAGAACCAGGCGCCCGACTCCATCCCCGGCATGTTCAAGCCGGGCGAGTTCGTCCTTCCCCCCGATACCGTGCACGCCATGGGCGGCGCGGGCGCGCTGCAGGCCGCAGTTGATGCCACCCACACGCCCGCTGCTGAAGAGGCTTGGGTTCCGCGCGGCTTCAAGCCCAAGGTGTTCTTCGCCAACGGTGGCCGGCCCGAAGACCAGATTCCGACGGATAGCTACTCCAAGGCCCCGGTAGCCGACGGCTCCCAGGACAGCGCCATGAATACCGACGTGGGGCGTAATCTGTCGAACTTGGCCAATGCTATGCCTGGTGCGCTGGGTAGTTCTCTGTCCGTTGTGGGGCGCACAGGCGGGGCGATCAGTGGAGCCATCAACTCCGGCTCAAATGCTGCGCGTGGATGGGCGTCTGGCGCCGGTCTGGCAGGGGGCGCAGCCGCCCTATCGACCCCGGTTTCGGCATCTACCGTGGCCCCTTCCGCACAGGCAACTCCCGCTCCCACTCAGGCAAGTTCCGTCACCAGCAGCACAAGTGAGGCTGGCTCCAGCATGGGGCCGCCTGATACGGCTGGACCGTCCGAGGTGATGCCCGGCGTGTTCCGCCGTGGCAATAGCTACGCCGACAGCGCGCAGGCTGCGGCCCTGGGCGACCAACCGCGCGGCCTTCCGTCCTGGCGCAGCCAGAACGCCGCCAACAACCTCGCAGGCCAGCAGCAGACCGAATCCATGCAGCGCGTGCAGGCCGCCATGGCGCTGCCACCGACATCTCCTATCCAGCGCGTGGCCATCATGGGCTCCGGGGACGCGCGCGGCTTCCGCCGTGCCAGCAACCTCCGCGCATCAGATCGCGGCGACCTGGCGCGCCTGCAGGAGGCCCAGCGCTACGACACCCGCCTGGGATTCGCCGCCGGCCAGCAGCAGCTGGAGCGCGACCGCATCGCGGCCGACATGTTCAACACCGCGCGCGGATTCAACGTCGCACAGCAGCGCCTGGACACCGAACGCCGCACTGCTGATTCGGAGATCGCGGCGCGCGGGTTCAAGTCTCGGGCACTTCAGCAGGAGGAGCGGCTGCGCAACACTTTCCTCGATCCCAACGCCACACCCCAGCAGCGACAGCAGGCCCAGCAGTCCCTGCGCGCGATCAACGGAGAGACCGAGCAGTCGCCCTGGAAGGTCACGGTCACGCCAGCGACCAAGAATGCAGACGGGTCAACCACCCAAGGCAGCATCATCCGGCACAACGCCGTCACGGGTGAGGTGCAGCAGGTGGAGGGCCAAGGGCTGCAGGCGATCTCGAAGAATGAGAAAGCCATTGCCATAAAGAACGACACCAGTCTTTCTGTGGAGCAACGCGCTCAAGCGCTGCGAAAGCTGGGCTACTCTTAGTGCGCCGGACGCTGGGGAGGTGCGTCACGCAAGAATTGTTCTATTTCGCTTCGAGGCGGCACCACTGTGGAGGACTTGTCCAGCCATGTGGTGTCCGCTTGTCCCGAGGACTTGAACTCTCCCAGCACTCTGACTACATCGGCTGTGGAGCCTTTGGTCAGGGTCTGCTCCCTGGCCTTGTCTTGCGTCACCCAGGCCCAGAAGTCCTTCCGGGCAAACAGCGCATCGGCGTCCGGGTGCGCGGCGTAGATCTTCCTGTAGTGCGTCTCCAGCTTCAGCAGGTCTGCATCGGTCTTCGCCTGCGGATGCTGCGCGCGGATCTCAGCAGACAGCGGGTATCGCTCGCACATGTCCGTCGGGCCCGCGCTCGGCGTGTACAGGCAGCCGCACGCGCGCATGATCATTCCCGCCGCCGGCTGCCAGGACGTGTCGCGCGCCTTGTCCAGCGTGCATTGCTCCGGTGACTTCGGGCCCAGTAGGCCACGGCCCGAGCCGCGGCGGACATCGAAGAAGCGATCAGGGTATTTCGAGCCGCACAGGTTTAGCGCCGCAGCATGTGCGGGACCGTTCTTCACCCCGGGCAAGTTGTCCAGCAAGCAGGTCGCGTAGTCCGCCGCCAGGGCAGGAGTCCCAAGCGCGGCCAGCACAGCAGCGACCATCAACCTCTTCACAGCTCCCATAGCTCCTCCTGTTGGCGGGACTGTAGCAGCCCATTGGCCCGCGCGATCTAGTTCCGATAGGGCTCAACCCGTGGTGCGTTAGGTGGCTTAGCCCTGAGAGGTGGGGTTGATTAGTTCTGGGTTTTCCTGCATACTGTGTTTTTATACAGTTATTTTCGGCTCTATGAAGGAATGAATAGTTGGAGATGTTCATGGAGGCTTTTCTTTTTGTTACATTGCGCTATATGTCAAAAGGAGAAGTTATGAACGCTCATCCGGTCAGTGCTATGTTGCAAGCTGAAGGTTCTGTTGGTGCAGTCGAGTCATTAGGGGCGCTTCCTATTGACAGCGAAATTTCATCAGATGAAGAGAATGGAAATGACGGTGAATTGTTGATTTTGTCGATTTGCCTTCACCAAGTCGATTCTTCGCAAGGTCTTTTGCAGCGAATTGAATTGTCCGGTGATACTGCGGATCTAAATGGATATTTGAAAAGCTTGCTTTCTGAAATTGACGAACAAGAACACAAGAGGTCGTATAGTTTTAAGCGAGAGACATCTGAGTTCAGGGTAGCACTTCAGGAGTTCTCCACCAATGGAATCTTGGTGGAACTGAATGCAGAGGGACTGGCCGGGAAGCTTCTCGAAGAGGAGTGCAGAGTGGATAAAACACATGGCCAATTGGGGAGAAAAAAGCAAGGAAAAAAGGGTATTGTTAATAAGGGTAGTTTTTTGCAATTCTTATACAAGTCTGGTGATGACTCAAAGTCTTGTTACTTGGGCGTAAAAATTGAGCATCAAGTATTTTTGGACGAACAGGACTTTCGAAAGAGGTCGGGGTTGCCTGAAACTTCGAAGGTCTATAAGGCTTGCAGGGTTTCATTTTTCGATGATGATGTCGAAAATATCTCTGTCTACGATAAAAATCCAAAACCATCGTTGTATTGGTGGAGCGGATTTCTAGAGTTGGAAGTTGTCAGAAATGACGCAGAGAATACGTTGAAGGCTGCAAATGCAATAATGAAAATATTAAATACAAAAGTAAAAAAAATGCATCCTGCGGAGTATACGCATCTTAGAAATGCGGCCATTGTTGCATTAAAGCAGGTGGTTCAAATAAATTATTTTGATCTTATTGATAATCTGCTGAAAAACGCATCATTTGATGATGATTCTTTTAATGCGAAAATACCTGGGCTGATCGCCGATCTGAAGAAAGCTCCTTTGGATAAAAAGGACGGCTTTGACCCTCAGTTTACAGCCGTTCCTAAAGCAGTCCCTTATAAAAAGCGTCGTGTGGACTTGGGGCGAGAAATTAGTATCACATATCCTGATGATTGCGTAAATCTAAGCGATACGATTTGGACTGAAGAAGATGAAAAAGGTAGAAAGCTCGTGATAATAGAGTCCGATAGTGGTTTTAGGCATTTTGCGAAAATATCATGACAAATATTTGCTTGGTTGACTGGTTTGAAAAATACCGTGATGACGTTGAGCTAAATATTGAAGAAAAGCTGTCATTCGTAAATATATACATCAGTTCAAAAGCATTTGTTAATGGGGTATTTGAGGAACTTTTTGCTCAGTTAATGCTGCTGCCTAACCGGGACAGTTTTAGGCTTAACATAGCTCAAGGAAGCGAGAATAGAGAGTTTAGTTCGGTACTTGCTGATAGTCTCATTGATTTAATTTCCATCTATAGGGAAACTATAAATCTTGATGAATTCTTCGAGGTTATCGTCAAGATAGATAAAAGATGTAAAGATGGATTCTGGTCCGTCTATTTCCCACAGTCTTTGGATCAATATTTTGGCACACAGAGTAAGATATCAATCTTGAAGGAGCTTAATGATAACTATCGAGAGGGTATAAATTTCTGTGTGTTTTCCAATATCACCAGATTTGGTAGCCGTCTAATTTTCTTTGCCACAAGCGGTCAGGCGGGGCCGATAAATTCAAGTATTGAAGATCGGCTGAAAATTATTGGGAAATTTAATGATAATTGTGCTTTCTCAAAACACGGCGAGTTTTTTTGTAGGCTGGCACCGAGCGACTTTTATTCAAAGGGAGTCACGAATTTATATAATATAAAGGAGTTTTTTGAGTATTCTTTCATTTTGTTCTCTATATCTTTTTTGGCTAACAACTCGGATATCAGAAATAAGGATAATCTTGAGATATTGGTCTCGAAAATTTACGGGTACAAGACAATTGAAATTCTTCTTGATACGGAAGGACTTAAGAATATTAAGGTCGAATATCTCTATAAGCTGTATGAATGGATCTATCTAGATGCTTCGGGTAGTGCGGTTGAGAAATTCGGTTTGGTCAGAAATTTGATATCTCTGCATGCGGGTGATAGCAATGGGCCTGCTATAGATGATGTTCTATGGTCGGCTGTTAGATCAAATTATAAAATATACCTTCAAGAGAACGTTCAACTCTATATTGAGGCTAAAGGTAAAATATCTGATGTCTTAACTGCGTCTATTGAGAGAACTCAATCTGTGTTGGATGGCTATGTGGCTTCCGTGCGAGCTGCAATATCCATTCTGTGTGTTTTCTTGTTGACTGTTGTGCTTGTTAATGGATTCAAGGATGCAGCAGACCCCAAAAAAATATTCTCGCTGCTTTATTTTTTTGTTGTTTTATTTGTGGCGGTGTGTAGCGCATTTTGGATTAGATTTGTCTCGAAAGACGCTGAAGAGCAGTTCAATGACATTGACATAAACGTAGGGCAATTGCTTAAAACAAGCTATCAGAAAGTTTTGTTGCCTTCTGAAATTGAAGATTCATTAACAGAGTCGGGTGGTAGAAATAAAGATTTTTTGATGAAGTACCTAAATAAATATAAAAAATTTGGGAATCGATTTTTAGTTTTGTTTGTTTTAATATATTTTCTTGGCGTGCTGATTTTTGACGAGCAGCTTCAGATTCTTAAACTTCTTGCTCCTTTGGTGCGAGGAGATTAGCATTAAATCGTTGCGAAATATTGTGCTTTTTTCCAGGAATTCTGCTGACATAGATAAATTCTGACGGCCAGTCAATATTTTTAGATTCCTTGCTTCTTGGTGAGAAGCGCAGCACAAAAAAAGGCCCATTGAAGGGCCGTGCCATGTGCGGGAGTTAATCGACAAATTCCAATAGATCCGCGAGTTGATCGAACATCGCTCGCGAGTCTTCAAGGCACCATCGATAGTGGCACCTTTGTCGGCTTAACGTCTTGCAGCCGAGGTTCACCACAGCGGCCGCCCTTGACCAGCGGGTGCAGAAATCGCCCAAGTCACGCGGTGGATGCTCCTTCATCTGGAGTATTTGCTCGAGCGCGAGAGACATTGCAGAGTCAATGTCCTCGTCTTCATCGCTCCATTTCTGGTCCTCACGGGGTATGTCGAAGCGTCGTTCCCGCACCCAGATCCAGACAAGTCTGCTGAGAGGTGCTCCGCCTAAGCCTCACCAGCGGGTTTCCTTGCGCACCCCGCCTAGGGTTGGCTTCAAGGCGCCCCAGTGGCGAGACTGGGTCATGGCAAATCTCCCAATCCTCATCCTCGCTGGTGCGCTGCTCCTAGCGCTTGTCTTGGTCTGTGTCGCCCTGTTCGCGGCACACCGTGCGAGGGCTGCGGCGCTGCGGGCTGAAGCGGGCGCGCGGCCTGCTGACGCCGACCTGGCCTATGTGCGCGCCGTGCTGCTGCTCGCGCGCCGTGAGTTCGACTTCCACGGCGGCTGCGTGGCTACCGACCGGCCTGACCTACCGCTGGCCCCTGACACCAGCTGGACCGTCGATTTCTCAAGGGTGAGAGCGGCTATCGATGCAGCCAGTGATTTGCTGGATCGTGCGGCTCCCCGAACTGGTCACGAATGTGATCGTTGTAGTAGCCGCCTGGCGAACGAGCTGCTTTCAACCCGGTCCAAGTATGTTCCGGCACCCTCGGATAGTCATACGCGCGATCCGGGCTGCTCGTGAACCACAGGCGAAGGAGATGGGTTTCTGGGCTGTAGGAGCCCTTCACCAGGGTACGCGACCCAGCGAATGAATGAGTCTCCATCGATTTGCCCCTTTCGGGTTGGTTGTGTAGGAGCACCCATCGTAGACCTAGAGGGCCATTCTTCTTCCAATTTCCCACAGTGATCAGGCCGCGTGGCCGTTGTCGTTTATGACCTGGCCAGGCCGCGGCGTGACGTACGTCAAAGCAAGTAGGGAAAGCGACCCTCGTGCAACGCGCCGGCCCAGCGATAGCATGGCCTGACCACAACAAGGAGGCCTCTCCATGAAAATCGCATTCCTCGCAATCGCCCTGGCAGCAGCTACGTCGGCGCAGGCCGGCGACCTGTTGCCAAGCCAAGGTTCAGGCGCCACGTTCGCCTCGGGCAAGTCCACTGCATCGTCCCTGTCCTTCGAGGCCGCAGGCCGCAAGGGCAGCAAGCGTGTCGGCGGCTCGGGCAAGAGCGGGAAGGGTGGGCGCTACGTGGGTGGGCTCAAGTAGGTCTGGCCAGGTTCTGTACGGGCCCGCTTCGGCGGGCTTCGTCGTTTCTGAACCCAGCCCTGCGCCAGAAGCTCATCACGTACGTTCGCCTGCAGTCCAGTTCTGATTTGGGCACAGCATTTCGGCAGCTGCGGCTGATGGCAAAGCTTCTGTCGCCGGTGCGGCAATGGCTGCGGCTCGCAGTTGCCAAGGCAGGGTGCGGTGCTGCTTCGCCATGAGCCAAATCCCCGCAGCTATCGCAAGCGCCACCAAAATAAGCAGGGCCAGTGCTCCCGTGGGCGACCACTGGGGTTGTTGGTCGCTGTCCTGGCCCGGCTTGCACTCATCCATGTGGACCCTCAGCCGAATTGGAAACGGCAGGAGTTATTGATACTCGCATGTCACTACGCTTTCGATTGGTTGAATGTGAGCGCATGCTAATGTTATTTTGGTTCTTGTACCAATATGTATCTTCTCCCAGGCTGTGAGGCCGTACAGGCGGCAATCAGCATGCCCGCGACGCCTAGGCCAACCCCTACCTCGTCATCTCGTTTTGGACGGCACAGGTGCGGTACAACTGTTCAGAGTTTCTTTCGCTCAGTATTTCTTCAGGGTGCAGCCATGCCAGATTCCATCCACGCCCCGTGCCCCTTATGCAACCTCCAGTGCACTGCCTACCTCGAAGACTATGGAAAGTGGATGCACTTTTCCTGCCGCTGTTGTCGCGAGTTGAAGGTGAACAAGATGGTGATCAGCAAGCTCCGCGCTGAATCCAATGAAGTGCGCGAGGAGCTGTCACAACAGGCGCGGGCCTTGAGGGACGGCGAATATCTCCACATCGCTGCAACGGGGATCAGGGCTCGTTGCTGCCCCGAGGGCAATCTGCTTGGACAGCTGAGGTGCGGACGCGGCCCGTGTGAGGCTATCGTCCCAGCGCGGGCGTTCCGTGCCACTATCACGCCATGATTCCTGCACCCCTCCTTCAGTTCACCGACGTTCGCACTCGCGTCTTCAACGGGAAGACGCTCATCGGCCTCAAGCACACGGCCAAGACTGCCTCAGGGCTTGATATTGCAACCACCTGGGTCGATATGCCTCCTGAGGATGTCGAGCGGCTGATCCAGACGCTGCAGGACACGCTGGCCGGACTGCCGGCCGAGTAGCAGACGCACGCATCCCTCACCCATCAGCCCCGCATGTCGGGGCTTTTTGCTTCCCCGGCTACGGTTCGCTCCCAAACGACCCAGCGCGGCGTGACATTCACAGTGAGGATGATGTAGCTGAGACTGATCTGCCAAAAAGAAAAGGCCCGCGTGGCGGGCCTGGTGTGCGCGTTGAGCTGACCAGTCAATCGTCGTTTCCGCCGTAGTTGTACGTGGTCCCAGAGTACGAGCGGCCTCGGCTGTTGACGCCATTGTGATAAGTCGTATTCCCATAGGTGCTCGAGGTGCCCGACCAAGCGTTCCCGTTGGCCCCGGTGCCATTGTGGTACGTCGTGTTCCCATATGCGTTGGAGGTGCCCGACCAGGCATTTCCGTTGGCCGCCATGCCGTTGTGATAAGTGGTGTTGCCGTAGGTGTTGCTGGTCTGGTTCCAGTTACTCCCGGTTCGGGCATTGCTGCCTTGCGTGTATGTGGTGTTCCCGTACTGCTGGACGGTGTAGCTGTTCCCGTTGTTGTCGGTGCAGTAGCGGGATGACCCGGAACCTGTGCAAATGGCGTGCGCGCTGAGTGCTGCTGTGCCAAATGCGATGGCCGCGATGATTGACTTCATGTGCCCTCCTGGTGGTTGCAACAAGATATTACAGCACCCGGAAATTGAGCTTGGCTGCTCCCCCGCCTAGGGTTCGACCGCCCCCGCACCTCTCCTTGAGAGTGGGGGGATGAGTGAAATCAATGACATCCTCAAAGGCGCTCCCGCATACAAGCCGGGCGCCACAACGGCAGCCGCCCCCGCTTCCGTCGGCGCATCTGGCTCCTCTGAAATTGAGGCTGTACTGAAGGACGCGCCTACCACCAGCCGTGGTGCAACAGGATGGGCACGCGACGCTGCAGCCTAGGCAGCCAAGGGCGCTGTGGCCGTGCCTGAAGCTGTTGTCGGCCTGGCCGACATCGCTACCGGCGGGCGCGCGGGCAGGCTCCTGGAGAACGAGGGTGGTGCGGTCGGCTTCCGGCCCAAGCAGGCGCGCGAGGCCATCAATGAATGGCATTCCGACGCCACCAAGGAAGCCCAGCGCAAATTCCAGGAGGCCGAGGGCCTGGGCGGCAAGTTCCAGGCCGCCATCGAGAATCCTTCCAACATCGTCGGCACGGTTGTTGAATCGCTGCCTGCCATGGGCGCGGGCGGCGTGGTGGCGCGTGGGCTGGGCGCGGCGACGCGGCTGGGCCAGGCCGGCGCAAAGGGTGCTGCTGCAGCTGGCGCGCTGGGCGAGGGCATTGTGGGCGCGGGCTCGGCGGCCGAGCAGATCCGGCAGGAGACGGATGACGGGCTGCTGTCTCCTGGTCAGACAGCTGCAGCGGCAGCCACGGGCGCGGCCACGGCCGGGCTGGGATATGCCGGCGGGCGCGTGGCGCAGCGGCTGGGCATTGGTGATGCCGAGACCATGCTGGCCCAGGGCAACAAGGGCATTGCCAAGCAGTTTGCCGATGACGCGGCCACAGCGGCCACGAATCCGCTGGTGCAGCAACGCGCGGTCAAGAGCATTCCGACGCAGGTGATCCAGGGGGCGATTTCCGAGGGCTTCCTCGAGGAACTGCCGCAGTCGGTTGCCGAGCAGATCTTCCAGAACCTGGCCCTGGGCAAGGACTGGTCCGAGGACGTGGATACGGCGGTGGTGCTGGGCACGCTGTCGGGCGCGGCCATGGGTGGCGGCGCGGCGGGGTATCGGGCGGCGCGCGAGTCCCGCGTGCCTGCTGGCCAGCCGGGCGAGGTTCCTACAGCGGAACAGCCCGTGCCCGAGCAGGCGGCGGCCGGTGCGTCTGGTGCTGCTGGCCCTGGCGCGAGCCCGAGTGCTGAAGGCGCCGCCACGCCACCCAATGCCGGCCTTGAGACCATGCGCAGGGAATTCGATGCCCGCATGTCGCAGCTGCAGCAGGAAGAGGGCGGCGAGCCACAGGTGCCGCAGAGCACGCCGCCCGATGGCGCGGCCGCGCTGTCCCAGCAGCGCGCTCAGGAGCAGGCCCTGCGCGATGCCGAGATGGCCGCGAACCGGGCCGCGCAATCGCCCGATGACGAGATCCTGCAATCCACGGGCGCGGCCATGCCGACCTCGCGCGCCATGGGCCTGGACCCTGCCGCCGGCTCTCTGTCCGCAGCTGCTGCCTTGGCCGTGGATTCCGGCGCGGCTGCCCAGACCCAGCAGGCCGATGCCTTGGCGCAAGCCGCCGAAGTTGCCGCCCGTGCGCCAGCCAAGAAGAAGGCCTCCGAGCGCCAGGTCACCGCAGACCCTGCCACCGGCGAGATCGAGGGCGGGGCCATGGCCACCTGGAGGGATGAAGACCTGTCCAACGCATTCCGTTCTGCCCAGGCAAAGAACGTGCGCCTGCAGCTGGCGCGCGAGCTGGCACGGCGCCGCGGCGAGCGCGACCAACAGGCTGCTGCGCCAGCACCTGCAACCACACCTACCACCACCCAGCAAGGAAGCATCGATGGCACACAAGCCGATCAAGCCCAGCCGCCGCGCGCGGAATCTTCGCCGGCAGCAGGAGCGCAAGGAGCGCCGGTTGCAGGTTCTGCAGCTGCGCAGGAGCTGACCGATGGCACCACCTCGTCTCAGCACGATGGCGCGCAAGCAGTTGCAGCGCCAGGCCCGCAGGCTCAAGCGCCGGCCCAAACCCCTGCCCAGCGCATCGACGCCGGGCGCGCGGCCTGGGCCAGCATGCCCGCCGCAGAGCGCAAGGCCTTGGCCGGACGGCTTGAGGGCCTGAAGCCGGTCATCCGCAAGGCGCTCCCGGGTGCGACCTGGGAGCGGCTGAATGTGGATCTGCAACGCAAGATCGCGGACGCCATTGCGCCGCAGGGAGAGACCAATGATTCACCCGCACCTGCAGTACGGATGGCAGATGAACGCCCAGCACGCCCTGCGGCTGCTGCGGAGACTGGGGGCGGTGAGCCGGCAGGACGCGCGCCAGATGCGCAGCCTGTTGGGCCGCGAGGTGGCGTTGCCGGACAGCCTGCTGCCGGCCTGCAATCTGCTGTACCTGGCCGAAGTGGCGCCAGCGAACAGGCTGCCGCTGTAGAGCCTGCTGGTGCTCCAGCGCCTGCGGTGGGCGAGCGGCAGGCCGTTGCCATCGCCAAGGAAGGGAACGACGCACGGCGCGCGCAGCTGCTGGCCGCCAGCGATCGCTGGACCAGCATGCCGGCGGCCGAGCGCCAGGCTGTGGCAGGCAAGGCCAAGGGCTTGAATGCGCTGGCCAAGGCCAGCTCTCACACAAGGGCCTGGGCCGACCTGGCGCCCAAGGTGCGCGAGAAGTTGGCCGCCGCCATGCCCGATGCTGCTGCAGCACCTGCGCCGCAGGCCCAGGCCGCCCCCGTGCCGGCCGCTGCAGCGGTGAGCGTCGCCATCAATCAAGTGCCCGTCAAACAGCCGGCCCGCGCGGATGCTGGCCCTGCAGCCCCCACTGCAGCAGCTGATCAAACAACGGGCCCTGCATCCGTGCAAGCGAAGAAGCCGCGGGGCGTCCTGACCAAGAAGGCGAAAGCCGAGGAGGCCGCCCGCGCCGACTATTTCACCCCGGGCAACATCGTGAAGGGCTACGGGGATAGCCATGTCCGCGTGGTCTCGTACACGCCGGCCAACGTCGATGGTGTGTGGAGTGTGACGGTGCGCCAGGTGGAGAAGCAGGGCTCTGGCTGGGAGGATGTGCCGGGCGTGCGCGAACGCACCCATGCCACGCCGCCCAGCGCGCGCGAATTGATGGCCGGGCCAGTGGAGCGCACCGAGGATCTGCCATTCCGGCGCGGCGAGGCCGAGGGCCAGGGCCTGACCGATGACCAGATGGCCAACCTGCTGCGCATCATGCGGCCGGAGCCGACGGCCTTCTCCGATGCGGCGCGGGCCCAGGCCGTGGGCCAGGTGCGTCAGACGGTGGACGCCATCCGCAAGGGCTGGAGCAATGGGCCCGAGGTGGTGGTGGCCTTCGACATGAACGACCCGGCCGTGCCCGAGGCAGCGCGGCGCGCGGATTTGCGCCAGCGCACTGGCGGGGCCTCCGGAGCGCCCGAGGGCTTCTACTGGAAAGGCCGCGCCTACCTGCTGGCCAGCAAGCTGAACACGCCCGCCGACGCGGCCCGCGTGCTGCACCATGAGGTGCTGGGACACCACGGCCTGCGCGGCATGTTCGGCCCGGAGCTGAACAAGATCCTCAACCAGGTGGCCGCCATGCGCAAGGATGAGGTCGATGCCAAGGTCGCGGACTATGGCCTGCGCGGCGTGGCGCTGGGCCGGCGCACGGCGGCGGAGGAGGTGCTGGCCGAGATGGCAGAGAAGACGCCGCAGTTGCATTTCGTGCGCCGCGCCGTGGCGGCGATCCGGAACTGGCTGCGGGCCAACGTGCCCGGGTTCAGGGGGCTGAAGATCTCGGACGCCGACATCATCCAGGGCTACATCCTGCCTGCGCGCGATTTTGTAGAGCGCGGGCAGCGCGCCGCTACCGACCGCATCGAGCCGTCATTCAGCCGCGGCGCGGCAGAGATGTCGCTGGTGGACAAGGCTCGCGTGCTGCAGGGCGAGCCCGTGGCCGTGCTGCGCGGCGATGAAGCGCCCCAGGGCTATCCGCTACTGCGAGCCTGGGCCGCCAAGGTGTTCCGGGATGCTGGCGGCCAGGCCGTCAATCCTGAGCTGGGCGCCGTTGTGCTGGACGAGCGCGCGGTCCGTGACAGCATGGCTCATGGCATGAACCCGTTCAAAGCTGCTGCATTTGCCGCAGTGCCTCGGATTCTGGAGCAGGGTGTTGTGGTTGCTGAGGGCCGCGCCAATGATGTGCAGAGCTACTTCGTGAGCGCGCCTGTGCAGATCAAGGGGGTAGATGACATCGTCACCGTGCTGGTGCGCCAGGACGTGAACAGCCGCAGGATGTACCTGCACAGCGTCATCACAAAAGAAAATCTCCTGAAGGCCAGGGATTCCGGGGCCGGTGCCGAAGCACCCGAGGAGCGATCCGGCAAGGTCACTTCAGGAGACGTTGCCAGTGTACTGCGGGGGCTCCTGCAGATCAACACGCGGGAGGCCGCAGGCCAGGATGGTAGTGAAGACCTCATGTTCAGTCGCTCGCGGCTTTCGGAGATCAAAGACAGCGCTCTGGACCAGCTCCAGTTGACGATGTCCCACCCGGGCAAGATTTCCCTATGGGATAAGACCGTGGGCACCATGCGGCACCTGGCCGAGCGCGTGCCAGAGTTCAAGCCCGTCTACGAGACTGCGCAGCAGAACATCGATGATGTGTCCATGCTGGCCAACGATGCAGCCGACCGTGCGCCGCGCTTGCTGCCGCGTGTGGACACCATCGGCGACCTGGTGGGCAAGAACCGCAAAACTCCAGTCTCGGCGGCCGACAACAAGGCCGTGGCCAAGCCCCTTTTCGAGGGCACGCTACTCTGGGGCCGGGACGTTGACGGCAAGGCCGTGCTGGTGGACGAACTGGCCAAGAAGTACGGAAGCCTGCCTGCAGACGACAAGGCCCAGTTGCTGCTGCGTGCCGGGCGGCTGGACGACCGCATGCTGGGCGCCTGGCGCGGCCTGCCGCTGGCCCAGTACGAGGCCAACGTGAATTCCCGCTTCGACAGCAAGATGCTGAAGGCCGGCACGGTCTGGACCGATGCCGAACTGCAGACCATGTTCAGCGCGACGCCCAACCAGATCGCGCTTTACCGCGAGGCCCGCGCGGCCATCGACCGTTCCATTGACATGACCGCTCGGGCGGACATGATGCGCGCGCTGGGCGACGAATATGCCCCGATGCGCGACATGGTCCTGGATGCGCCCAAGCTCTCGGACGCTCTGGAGCTGCTGACCACCACGCTGCAGCACGATGCCAAGGCCAAGCCGGAGCTGGCCGACCGGCTGATGCAACTGAACAACCTGGTGGTTGACCGCGCTGCCACGGCCAAGGACCTGCAGGACGCCGGGTATGCGCCGTTGTCGCGCTTCGGCCGGTACACCCTGGACGTTGTGGACCAGGATGGCAACCGGCAGTACTTCGGCATGTACGAGACCATGAAGGATGCCAACCTGGCCAAGATCCAGATGGCCCAGGCCTTCCCCGGCGCCGTGATCACCCAGGGCACGATGAGCCAGCAGTCCTTCAAGCTGTTCGCAGGCATCACGCCCGAGACCCTGGAGATCTTCAAGGACATGGTGGTGGGCAAGGAGGCCGACACGGCCACGCGCAAGGTCTACGACGAATACCTGAAGCTGACAAAGAACAACCACAGCGCGCTCAAGCGCCTGATCCAGCGCAAGGGCATCGAGGGCTACAGCCAGGACGTGGGCCGCGTGGTGGCCAACTTCGTCTACAGCAACGCGCGCCAGGGCGCGGCCGGACTGAATGCGGGCACGATGGACCGAGCCATCAGCGACATCCCGAAGGACCAGGGCGAGCTGAAGGACCTGGCCATGGGTCTGCGCAGCTACATCCGAGACCCACAGGAAGAGGGGCAGGCCGTGCGCGGCATGCTGTTCGCGCAGTATCTGGGCGGCTCCCTTGCCTCGGCCTTCGTGAACATGACGCAGCCCTTTGCGGTCACGCTGCCCTGGCTCAGCCAGCTCGGCGGCATCCGCGCGGCCAGCGGCCAGATGACCCGGGCACTCAAGGACATGGGCACGCGCGGCATGAAGTACGAGACGGACCTGGCCCACGCTCTGAAATCGGCTGAGGACGATGGCGTGGTGTCGCCACAGGAAGTGCATCAGCTGATGGCCCAGGCGCGCGGCGCGGGCGGCTTGCGCTCGGGCGACGGCACGCGGGCCGGCGATGCGCGCGCGGCGGCGGGCAATACCTGGGAGCGCGCCAAGGTGGCATGGGGACAGCCCTTCGCCCTGGCCGAGCAGTTCAACCGCCGCTCCACCTTCAGCGCTGCATTCCGGATCGCCAAGGCCCAGGGCATGCCCGATCCCGGCGCTTTCGCTCGCAAGGCGGTGCTGGAGACCCAGTTCGTTTACTCGAAGGCCAACAAGCCCCAGTGGGCGCGCGGCGCGGTAGCCGGCACTCTTTTTACGTTTAAAACGTATAGCGTCTCCTACCTGGAGTTGATGCAGCGCATGTGGAAGCAGGGCGGGCCCGAGGGCAAGCGCGCCGTGGGCTGGGCCCTGGCCATGCTGCTGCTGATGGGCGGTGCCGGCGGCGTGCCCTTCGCCGAGGATGTGGAGGACCTGATCGACGGCGCGGGCCAGCTGATGGGCTACAACATCAGCAGCAAGCAATGGCGCAAGCAGGCGCTGGCGGGGATCGTGGGCAAGGAGCTGGGCGAGTTCATGGAGCAGGGCCTGTCGGGCCTGCCGGGCGCGCCCATCGATGTGTCCGGGCGCCTCGGCATGGGCAACCTGATCCCCGGCACTGGACTGTTCCTGACCAAACAGAGCCGCGAGCGCGACCTGCTGGAAGTGGTCGGCCCTGCCGGCGATCTGGTCGCGCGCGGCTTCACTGCCGGCCGCAAGGTGCTGACGGGGGATATTGCAGGCGCGGCCCTGGAGGTGTCGCCCACGGCGGTGCGCAATCTGGCGAAGGGTGCAGACATGGCCGCCACCGGCATGTACCGCGATCAGAAGGGCTACAAGGTGATCGACACCACGCTGGCAGAGGCGGCGGCCAAGGCCATCGGCTTTCAGCCGAAGTCGGTCTCTGAGGTCCAGGAATCCAACAGCTTCATGCAGCGGTCCAAGAGCTTCTACACCCAGACCAGCAGCGACATCAAAGCGCAATGGGCCCAGGCTGTCTTCGAGAAGGATGAAGCCGGCCTGCAGCGCGTGCGCGACCGGCTGGCCGATTGGAACAAGAACAACCCCGAGCAGTCCATCGTGGTCAAGATCCCCGACGTGATGAAGCGCGTGCGCGAGATGAACAAGGATCGCACGGATCGGATCGCGGACACATCGCCCAAGGCCTTGAGGCAGCAAATGCGGGAGATGGCGGCTGGCGTGGGCTGAGGCTAACGCGCTTGAACTGCCATATGAAGCCCACGCCGCCGAGCCCGATGATGATCAGCCAGTAGGTCTCGATCATCGAGCGGCGCTCGTCGGGCGTGGTCAGCTTGAAGAACAGGACGGCTGCGATCACAAGCAGTCCGAAGATGACGCCGGGCACGCGCGCGATTTCTTCTCGCCAATTCCATTCAGTTTTCGGGCATTTGCCGATTGAATACTTCGTAACGATTTAGTATCTAACCAAAGTGTGCAAGAGACCAAACTGGAAAGCCGCGCATCTTCCGGTGGGAGTTCCGCCGGGGTTTCCAGGATCATTGTTGGGAATAAGTTTCCAATCAGTTAATTCATAAGTCGAGCAGGTGAGAATTTTGGTTCCGGAACGTTGTTTACTCACGTCGCGGAATTTGTATAGAAATTTCCCTTGCGTGTGACCGCATTGGCCAGCAGGTCCAGTTGCACTATATATAGTCCAGCCGCGGCCGTAGTCGTTTGAAAAGCAGCTTTCACGAAGCTCGCCACCATCAAAAACTTGAAATTCCCTCCAGGCCACCCAAGAGGGGCTGCTGGTTGTTTGCAGAATAATTGTTCGGACGGGAATTTCTGCAAGGTTGTTGATTTCTATCCACTTATTGTCTTGGGTATATCCAGCTACCTCGCCGAAATCAAACCATTGGCCCGCATCGTTCCTTCCCCAAACATGATGCACGGTATTGCCTGCCGGATTCTGCGCAGGAAGCATTCTCAGAATAGAGAACATTCTCTCGGAGCCGAGGTCAATGTCTATCCATTGAGTAGGCCCTCCGCCCGCGTTCCAGATGGTATTCGGGTTGCCATCCGCCGCCTTCGTCATGTCAGCAACATTGCCGGATGCATTGGTGATAGAGATTGGTAGCAGCACGCCAGGGCTTTGTGCGGATGCTCCTGCCGAGAACATTGCGGCAGCCGCACCAACTGACGCCGCCACCATCTTGAACGATTCCATTTGCAACTACTCCTCCAGTGTGTGAAGCCATGCATGCTAATAGAGTTTCGTCCGAGAAATTCAATAAATGCGCTATTGCACGTTGAAATGTGTGATGGCATTTTTCGTTATTGAGCAAACTATTACTTTGCTAACTATTTGGGGAATGGCAATGTAATTGGCCACACACTTTCACGGAGCGTGTGCCCCGGCTAGGGTTCGACTCATTCAGAGTCGCTCGGCAAAGTCGTGGCATGCCAGCAATCCGCTCCTTCCGAGGCCTGAACAACGTCACCGATCCGCTGCGGCTCGGCCTGTCGTGGTTCGTGCGCGCCGACAACGTCGATGTGACGGAATCGGGCGGAGTGCAGGTCCGCGTCGGCCGCTCGCTGGCGATGGCCTGCACGCCCACTGGCATCTACTCCACGCGCGATTTCACCCGGCTGTATGTGATCGACGGCGGCGAGCTGCGCCAAGTCCTGGACGACATGACCGTGCGCCCCCTGGCGCAGGGCCTGGGCCGCAATGCGTGCTGGACCGAGATCAACGACCAGGTGCTGTACGTGGCCGGCGACGCGGCCGGGATCATCACTGCCGAGGGTGAGGCGCTGCCCTGGCGCCTGCCCGTGCCGGCCGAGCCGCGCGTGCTGGTGGGCGAGGGCGGCCAGTTGCCTGCGGGCCAGTACCGTGTCTGCGCCACCTTCGTCATGCCCGACGGCCGGGAGACGCCGGCCAGCACGGCGGCCGAGATCGTGGTGGAGCAGGGCGCTGCACTGCTGATCAGCGGCATTGAGCAGCTGCCCGGCTGCGTGACGCGGGTCTACGTGGCGCCGGCGGACAGCACGGTATTCCAGCTGGCGTTCGGCGCTGCTGGCCCGGCCGCGGTCTGGGCGCAGACGCCCGAGGCTCTGGGCCAGGAGCTGCTGACCGATGGCCTCGATCCGCTGCCCGAGGGCGTGGACGTGATCGCCGAATGGCGCGGCCGTATTTTCGCCGCCCAGTACCTGTCTGAGGACGACAAAACGGTGGTCTGGCGATCGCAAGCTCTGGCGCCCCACCTCTTGAACCTGTCTGAAGGCTTCTTCATGGTGCCCGGCCGCGTGCACGCCCTGGCGCCCAGCGATGCGGGCCTGGTGGTGGCCACTGACCGCGCCATGCACGCCTACACGCCCGAGGGCCTGGCCCTGCTGGCCCCCTACGGCACGGTGCCGGGCTTGCCCTGGGCGCTGGACGACAAGCGCACCTTGATCTGGTCGCAGCGCGGCCTGTGCCAGTTCCCCGAATTCACCAACCTGACCGCCTCGCGCGTGAGCGTGGCGCCTGGCCTGCAGGCTGGCGCGGCCGTGCTCGAGCTGGACGGCCAGGTCCGTTTCATCAGCTGCCTGCACGCGGGCGGCATCCCCTTCAACCAACGACGCGAGGTATCGCCATGACTTTCAAACTCTCCACCGGCGTGCGCAATGCACAGGCCGGCACTCTGGGCCTGGCCGGCGCGCTCAATGCCGGCTGCATTCTGGTCTACAGCGGGCCCCAGCCCATCACCGCGGATGCAGCGCCCACGGGCGTGCTGCTGGGTCGCGCCACGCTCAATGGAGATCCCTGGGTGGCGGGCTCGCCGACGAACGGCCTGGTGCTCGATGCTCCGGCCAACGGCGGCGTGCTCAAGCCTGCCTCGGCGATCTGGAAGTTCATTGGCCTGGCCGCGGGCACCATCGGCTGGTTTCGTTTCGTTGGCAACGCAGCAGATGACGGCTCGCTGTCGACGCTGCTGCCTCGTCTGGACGGTGCTGCAGCGGTGGGCTCGGGCGAGGGCAAGTTCTCGACGCTCACGGTGACCGTGGGCCAGCCCATCACCATCGATTCGTTCTCGTACATGATCCCGGCGCAGTGAGTGGCGGGTAGGGCAGGCCATGGGAACGAACCGCGAGCACCTGCTGCTGGGCGGCGCCGAAGAGGCCAAGCTGTTACCCTGGGCGAGGGGCCGCGTGCGCGCTCTGCGGGCTGCAGGGTTTCGCCACATCACCCAGCGCTACGAGATCCTGGGTCTGTTGGTGCGTGTGACCATTGCCGAGGACGACGCCTGGATCGAGATCAAGGGCGGTAGCTGGGAGTACCTGACCTGGCCCACGAGCCTTGAGCACGGCATGGGCGTGGACAAGAACGAGCAGGGCGAGGAGATCTCACCGCTGTGCGCGCTGACGCTCAATGCCTCCGACAAGGGCCTGCGCCGCAAGGAGAACGTGGATCTGCTGGCCGGGCCGCACGACTGGATCAGCGACGACCACAAGGACGTGCTGACCTACGACCATGGCAACGGCTTCCGGTACGCGATCTCGGGCGCCCAGAATGCGACCAGCGGCGCCAAGGCGGAGATCTGCCGCAACGGCGCGCGGATCAAGGTGGCTCACGAGGTCAGCGGCTGCGCCATCTTCAAGGCCTCGCTGCCGCAGGGTGGAACGGCCAAGAGCATGGTGCATGCCTCCTATGAAGAGGGGGGTGGCGAGACATACGGTGACCAGCAGGTGGTGCTGTATCGCGTGGATCCCAAGGACAAGGACGATGCCGGCGTGTCGCACTCGGAAGAGTTCGCGCGCTGGGCCGTGCCCGCGGGCCCTGAGCTGACCATCACGCAGCCGATCTTCTTCGACGGCAAGGGACAGCGCTGCATCACGATGCTGGAGACCGTGACCCGGGAGCCAGTGGGCGGCGGCGTGGCCATCCGGTTGGGTGCTCCGCGCTATGCACTGCGTGGCACGCTCAGCCGAAACAGCGATGGCAGCCTGCATGCGGAGTTCGAGCTGTCCCTGTTGGCGACCACCCCGGACCAGCCGCTGGAGCGCGTGAATGTGCAGCGGCACAACCCCTCAGATCAGAATTATTTCCGAGGGAGCACTGCAACCGATTTCAGCGAGAGCGAGAACTATCGCATCGACGAATTCACGACGCTTTCCAGCTTGAATGGCGGCGCGTCTGGCTACTCCCGAACAACGATGACGGAGCGTCAAGTGGAGATTCTTGGGCTGGATTTGGCGCCCGACGGGACGGAGTTGCTCGTTGAGCGCGTCCGATCTTCGGAGTCCATCAGCTACATAGGGGAAGTGGAACGGACTCAGTTCCAATACACGCACTACATCAACGACAAGGTGTCGCCTATCGTTGAGCATTTCACTGGGAGCGCCTCGTACAGCAATGCCTACAGCACCGGCGCAACAAGCCGCGTAACGCAGTCCATCACAGTGAATGGGAATGTGCTGCTTTCACTCGACCTGTCTGCGGATTCCACAGATTTGACCGAGACCCGGCAATGGTCCCATTCGTACAGCGAAGCGTTTCCCGTGCCTGATCCTCCACCAGTCACGGTCACGACGACAAGGACCGAGGCCACCCGCCGCAGGACGCTCAGCATCCGTGACATTGATGCACGGTGGGAGTCATTGGCTACCGTGGTCGGCGAGTACGAGCAGCCGTTCAATGGCACGGAGTTGCGACCGTATTCCGTGCGCCTGCACGCCCGCTGCCAAGGACAGGAGTTCGATCGCGTGATCTTCGCCGGCCAGGTACTGCTGCCGCCCCTGGGCATGAGTCTGGACCAGATGCTCTATCGCAGCATCGCCGTGCGACGGTCCAAGGAGTTCGTGATCTGCTTCTCGCCATCGGGCGCCGCGCACCAGCATCCGCCCATGTCGGCCCTCTATGACCGCCTGGCCGAGACGGGCACGCCGGACCGCAATCCGCTGCTGGCCATCCGGCGCAAGGGCAAGACCATCACGCCGGGCCCCGACAAATTCACGCTGGGCGAGGAGGCCGGGTTCCGGCTTGACCCCGTCCATCTTCTTTGAGCACCGCCATGGCCGAACTTGCCGGATACGCGTACTTCAGCCGCACCGAGAGCTACTACCAGCCTCCGGGCAGTCCAGAGACCTGGCAGGCCCAGGTGCATGTCTACGAGGTCCTGGACAACGGCTCGACGGTCTACCTGGGCGTGGCCCTGTACAAGGCCTCGGACCAGGATTCGCTGGGCCTGCGCTTTGGCTACCCGCCCGAGCCGGACATCAACAACCCGGCCTTTGAGGGGTACTACGACCTTGATCCACCGGCGCTGCGGCACATCAAGCTGCCGGCCGAGCGCGTGCGCGCCTATCGCTACAAGGGCAACGCCTCTGGCGCCACGCTGACGGGCAGCCCTGCGGAGTACGACCTGGGCACCATCACGGTGGACCCGGGCACCGAGTACATGGTGTGGGCGCACTGGGATGCGCCGGACGAATGGGGCTCGTTCCCATCGCCGGCCCGTGTGGCCTTCGTGCTGCCGCAGGCGCCCGGGCTCTGGAAAGACATGGTGCTCAGCGAGGACTGGCACCGTGTCGCGTTCGGCTCCGACTTCGCCGAGGAGATCCTGAACAAGATCGAACTGGTGTGCCCTTCGCCCGTGCTGGAGATGGTGGCCACGGTCGAGGGACTGGCGCAGATCCAGTTGACGGCGCCGGCTGCCCGGGTGGAACTGCTGGGCGGGGCGCGCATCGAGCTCGTGGCCCCGGCCGCGCGCGTGGCGCTGACGGGATCGGATGCTTCCAACCGCATCGAGTTGGTTGCGCCTGCCGCCGTGGCAGCGCTGGTGGGCGGCGCCCAGGTGCAGCTTGTCGCACCGTCACCCGTCATGAACCTGCAGGCCACGGTCAGCGAACTCGCCCGCATTGAGCTGGTGTGCCCCATGCCGCAGGTGCTGCTCGAAGCGACGGTGGAGGGCCTGGCGCAGATTGCTCTCGTGGCGCCTGCGGCCCGCGCCGAATTCGTGGGTGGCGCGCGCATCGAGCTTGTGGCACCGGCTGCCCTGGTGAGCCTGGAGGCTTCCACCGAGGGGCTGGCGCAGATCCATCTGGTGTGCCCGATGCCCGTGGTGCAGCTGGAGGCCTATGGCGAGGCCACGGCCAGCTTTGACCTGGTGGCGCCTGCGGCGATTGCCGGCGGCTGGGCCGACATCGTGCTGGTGGCGCCGGCCGCGCGCGCCTTGCTGGTGGCCACGGCCGAGGTGCCGGTAGTGCACGAGGCCTACGCCGTCAACCTGCGCACGCAGCTGGAGACCGGGGGCAACGAGGTCACGCGCTACACGGCGTTCCCGTTCAGCCGTGTCGTGCGCTGGCGCGGACGCTACGTGGGAATGGCAGCCGACGGGCTGTATTTCCTGGGCGGCGACACTGACGCCGGCCAGCCTATTGCCTGGCACCTGCACACGGGGACCACGGATTTCGGCTCGGCTCAGCGCAAGGCCTGGATCAGCTGTTATGTCGGTGGCCGCATGCCGCCCTGCAGTCGCTTCGTGCTCGCCGTGGGCGAGAAGTGCCAGGAGCGATATCCCTACGACACGCCCCGCGGCTCGACGGCGCAGAACTACCGCCAGAAGTTCGGGCGCGGCATGGACGCTCGGTACTACGCCCTGGAGCTTTCCGGCCGGGGCGCGCTGACCATTGATGACCTCGAAGCCGAGGTCGTGAACAAGACACGGAGGATCTGACCATGGCATCGGTAGAAGAAATCATTGACGACCAGCGCGGCTTTGCGGCCCAGGTGCTGTCGGACTCGCAGCAGGCGCTGCGCGACGTGAGCAACATGATCACGGGCATCGGCTACCTGCAGCCCGACCCGCAACTGGACCCCATCGACCAGCCGCTGGAGCCGCCGGTGCTGCAGCCTGTGCCTGAGTTTGCCGGCGTGGACTTCCAGCTGCCCCAGGCTCCAGGCGCTGCGCCGCAGTTCCAGGACATCGGCCCCATCGACATCAGCGGGCTGCCGGTCGCCACGGCTGTGGTGCCGACCATCGTGCTGCCCTCGTCGCCGGCCCCGCTGGCGGACTTCTCCATCTCCGCGCCCTCGATCAACACCAGCTACGACTTCCCCGATCCGCCCGACCAGCTCATCAATCCCCTGGTCGCCGAGCCGCAGATCCAGGACCGGGCAGCACCCGACAAGCCCACCATCGTGCTGCCGGTGTTCGATTCTGCTGCGCCCGTGTTCGATGCCGAAGCGCCCACGGATCTGGCCGCGCAGCTGGAGACCACTCAGCGCGGAGCCAGCGCCGCGATGATGTCGGTGCTGGACGGCCAGCTCGACGCCATGCTGGCCAGGTACTGTCCGCGCTACCACTCCAGCATGGAGACGATGGAGTTGCGCCTGTCCCAGCTGATGGCCGGCGGCTCCGGGTTCAGCGGCGATGTCGAGCGTGCGGTGATCGAGCGGGCGAAGGATCGCCATCTGGGCGAGTACCGGCGTGTGCGCGATGCGGCCTGGGCCGACGCTGCAGACCGGGGCTACACCCTGCCGCCGGGCGCACTGTTGTCGGCGGCTGCAAAGGCGCGCCAGGCGGCCGCCGACAACCTGGCCCGGGCCAACATCGAATTGGTGGTGAAGCAGGCCGAGATGGAACAGGCCAACCTGCAGTTCGCCATCAGCACCTCAATGAACCTGCGCCAGTCCGTGCTCGCGGCCATGCTCAGCTATCACGGCAACCTGGTGCAGATCAATGGACAGGCGCTCGAGCACGCCAAGGCCGTGGTGGGCATGGCCGTGGAGGCCTACAACATCGCGGTCAAGGCCTTTGGCGCCAAACTCGACGCCTGGCGTGCCCAGGTCGCGCTATACGAGGTGCGGCTCAAGGGCGCGATGGCGGCCATCGACCTGTACAAGGCCGAGGTCGATGCGCTGCAGGCTCTGACACAGGTGGACATGGCCAAGGTCAATGTCTACCGCGCCCGCATGGAGTCGCTGCAGTCCCTGGCGAACGTCTACCGCGCGCGCATCGACGCCATCGTCAGCCGCGCCGGCCTGGAGAAGCTCAAGCTGGAACTGTTCCAGGCCCAGGTGCAGACCCGCGCCACCGAGGTCCAGTCCAAGGCCACCGAGTGGACCGGCTACCGCGCCGCGCTGGAAGGCCAGGAGCTGCAGGTGCGCGTGTACGACGCACAGGTTCGGGCAGACGGCCAGGCCATCCAGACCTATCGTGCCGGCATCGACGCCAAGGTCGAGGTTGTGCGGGCCGCCGCGATCACCAACGACTTCCGGGCGCGCGTGCACGAGATGGCGCTGCGCGAGTACGGGCAGATCGTGGCCGCACGTGGCGAGCTGGCGCGCACGCAACTGGAGGGCGACCGCCAGAAGCTCATGGCCTACCAGGCCCAGACGTCCGCTGCCGTCAGCTACGCGCAGATGGCAGCCACCTTCTACCGCTCCAAGGCGGATGTAAACGTGAGCTACGCCGATGCGCGCATGCGTGCCCAGACCGTGCAGCAGTCGAGCATGCAGAGCATGCAGGCCGCCATCACGCAGCTGGCCGCCGCCAACGCCAACACGCACAGCCAAGTCGCCGGCCAGGCCATGGCCGGACTGAACTCCGTGGCGATCAAGAGCAGCGACGGCTGGCCGCCCCCGGCTAGGGTTCGCCCCCGAACGCGCCCGCCGGGACACTGCGGGGCATGACAACCCCGGCCTGCCTCGACTTCACCATCTACCAGGGCGCGACCTTCCGCACCGCCCTGGAGCGCTACAGCGTGGCCTACCCGGTGCGCGAAGAATGCGATGGGGTGGTGAAGGCCTGCAGCGGTGAGCCAGTGCCGGATGCCGACAAGGTGCCCGAGGATTACACCGGCTGCACGGCCCGCATGCAGCTGCGGCGCGAGATCGATGACCCGGAGGTGCTGCTGGAACTGAGCACTGCGAACGGCGGGATCGAGCTGGACGGGGCCTGGCTGCGCCTGCTGATGACGGCAGAGCAGACCGCCGCCATTGTGTACGGCCCCGTTGCGCCCGGCTGGACTTCCTGCATCGGCCAGATCGAGATCACGCGCCCCAGCGGTGATGTGGAGCGGCAGTACGAGTTGCACTTCGCCCTGTACCCGGAGGGCACCCGGTGACCACCGTCGTCTCTTCCGAACCCTCGGCCGCCGTCATCGAGCGGCAGACCTCTGTCGTGGTGACGCGCGAGGGCGGCAAGACCCATGTGGTTCAGCAGCCGGCACCGCCCGCTGTCGTCGTGACGCGGGGCATCCCCGGTCCCGAGGGCAAGCGCGGCCCGGCAGGCCCAGCCGGCGACGCCATTACGGTCAAAGTTGGCCCGCTGCCGATCAGCGGCCACAGCGTGGTGGCCTGCAACGCCCAGGGCGAGCTCATCGCGGCCGATGCAACGGACCCTTCCCATCGCGGCGCCGTGCTGGGCGTGGAGCCCCGGCGATGACGCCGTAGTGCAGACCGGCTTTGTGCTGGAGCACAGCGGCTGGTCCTGGGCGCTCGGCCCGGTGCTGGTCGGGCTGGCCGGCCAACTGGCCCAGGCATTGCCGCCCGGCGCGTTGTTCTCCCAAGTCATCGGGGAGGCCCTGTCCGCCACCCGCGTCCTCATCGACATCAACCCACCCATCACCCTTGCATAGGAGGCCACCATGGCTGCCAAGAAATTTCTCCGCCTCGTCAACAACTTGGTCACCGAGGTGCTGGGCATCCAGACCTCGGCCGGCGCGGCCAATGCCGGCGACATCGTGGCCCTTGACGATTCGGGTCGCATCGACAACAGCATGATGCCTGTGGGAATTGGAGCCGACACCGCCGTCATCGCTGCCAGCGAGGCGCTCGCGGCCGGCGACTGGGTCAACGTGTGGAACAGCACGGGAGCCAAGGTCCGCAAGGCCGACGCCACAACGTCCGGCAAGGAGACGCATGGCTTCGTGCTGGCGGCCGTCACCAGCGGCGCCAACGCTACGGTGTACTTCGAGGGAACGAATACCCAGGTCACCGCTCAGTCCCCCGGACCCGTGTTCCTGCAGACCACTGCGGGCACGGGCGGCGCCACGGCACCCAGCGCGTCGGGCAACGTGGTGCAGCGCCTGGGCGTGGCCGTGAGCACCACCGCCGTGAACTTCGAGGGCGGCATGCCCGTGGTTCTGGCCTGATCCGCCATGGCTTCTCGGCGCCCTCTGGTCAACGTCAGCGGCAGCATCCGTGAGCTGCCCACGGGCGACACGCTGCCCGGCGTGCGCGAGCTGCTCACCGCTGCGCGCACCTACTACGTCCGCACCGATGGCAGTGACAGCAACACCGGGCTGAGCAATACGGCCGGCGGGGCGTTCGCGACGATTCAAAAGGCCGTCGATGTTGCAAGCGCCCTGGACAACGGCGGGTTCAACATCACCATTCAGATTGCAGATGGCACATATTCGGCTGGCGCCTCGCTGAAGTCTTTTGTAGGCAGTGGGCAGCTTTCCATTCGCGGCAATTCTGGTGCGCCACAGAATGTGCTCATCAGCACTGGCAACAGTGCTTGCTTCAGCGCAGTGTCTGTGCAGGGGCGTTGGTTCATTGGCGACCTTGCGACAGCGACGACAAACGCGAATCATGTGATCGCCAGCGGAATTCCCACGTTCATCACGCTGGGGAAAATCTATTTCGGCGCGGCGAACTCCGCATACATGCACGTCTATGCGGAGGGCGGCGCCCGGGTCTTTCTTTCGAGCGACTACAGCATCACCGGAGGCGCAGGCGGGCACTGGTATGCCTTCGGCGGCGCATCCATCGAGGGGAACGTCATCACATGCACGCTCTCCGGGACACCGGCGTTTGCTTTGCAGTTCTTCGGCGCGACAAATGCAGGTATCTTGCGCGCAGCGATCAACACATATTCCGGCGCCGCGACGGGCAAGCGGTATGACGTGAAGATGAATGCCGTGATCGACGTGAATGGGGCGGGGGCGAGCTATCTGCCTGGCAATGCGGCTGGCACGTCGGCCACTGGGGGGCAGTACGCATGACGACCTATCAGATGTCTGGCGAGGCCTTTGTGTATCGGTGGCGTAACGGCATGCGTGCGACAGTCCCGCTCGGTGACGCTCCCGGCCTGGCGCCCAATCCAGACGCCATCGAGTATCGCGCATGGCTCGCAGCCGGCGGCGTGCCGCTACCTGCAGATCTTCGGCCTGCTGCTGAAATCGCTGTGGCCCTGCGCCAGGCCCTGGCCTCCGAGTACCGGCGCCGCATCCAGGTGATCGCCGCAGGCTACCCGCTGAGCGAGCGGGAATCCTGGCCTGTGCAGACGGAGGAGGCGAGGGCGCTCGAGGCTGACCCCGCAGCCGCAACGCCGTGGATAGACGCTGCAGCGCTGGCGCGCGGGCTGGACCGCCTGGTGCTGGCCGATCGCATCCGCGAGAAGGACGACAAGTACCGGCAGGTGCATGGGCTGCTGACTGGTACTCGGCAGCGGATCGAGGACCAGATCGACGCCGCCGCCGACGACGCCCTGGCGCTGTCGCAGATCGATGTCACGGCCGGCTGGCTTGCGGCCCCCGTGTAGGGTTCGCCAGCGCGAGCAGGCCCCGGAATCATCGGGGCCATGAAGAAATACCTCGTATCCCTGCTCGCGCTGATGGGCATCCACCAGCACCTGAGCGCCGAGCAGCGGCA